CAGAATGGATAACAAGAACAGCATCAGTAGATTACATGGTGGTCGCTGGAGGTGGAGGCGCAGGTACTAATAATGGTGGTGGAGGTGGAGCAGGTGGTTACAGAGCCACTGGCTATGGCCCAAGTCCTCTTAGAGGTTCTGCAGTATCTGGATTAGAAACAGGAACATATACAATTACTGTTGGAGCAGGAGGTGTTGATGGGCCTAACTGTAATGGAAGAGGTTCAAATGGAACTGATTCATCAATAGCATTTCCAACAACAATTACAGCATCAGGTGGTGGAGGTGGTGGCTCACCTACAACTACTCCTGGTGTTGGTCTTGCTGGAGGATCAGGTGGTGGAGCTGGACCTAAAGGTAGACCTTTTGGAGCTTGTGGTCATGCTGGTGGAGCAGGAAATACACCACCTACAAGTCCTTCACAAGGTAATGCTGGTGCTAAAGGAGGAGCTCAACCTGATGGTTGTGGTTCTGCTACTGGAGGTGGTGGAGGAGCTACGGCTGCTGGAACGGCTGGAGTGGCTCCAGGATCTGCACCTACTAGTAATATGGGAGGATGTGGTGGAGCTGGAGCTCCTAATACAATTTTAGGACCAGATACTAGTTATGCTGGTGGTGGAGGTGGTGCAAGAGGATATTCACCTGGACAAGAAATTCCTGTGGCTTCAGGAGCACCAGGAGGAGCTGGTGGTGGAGGAACTGGAGCAGCTGGTGGTTCTCCTCCTTCAGGGCCAAATAATGGTACAAGTGCAACTGTAAACACTGGTGGTGGCGGTGGAGGTGGAGGCGATAATGGAACAGGTGGACATGGTGGTTCAGGTATTGTAGTAGTTAGAGTGCCTAGTGCATTTGTTTTATCAGGAAGTCCAACACCTGCTAGAACATTATCAACCCACCCAGGTGGTGATAAAATAGCAAAATTTACAGCGTCAGGAACATTGACAATAAATGGAACATAAATTATAAATAAACTTTTAAGGAGAATAAATATGGCACATTTTGCAGAATTAGAATCAAAAACAGACCCAACAGGTTTTACATCTGATACACATTTAGTTGTAAAAAGAGTAGTTGTTGTTGCAAATGATGAAGTACCATCAGACGAACATGCCGATGGTGAAACATGGTGTGTAAATTTTTTTGGTGGTGGCACATGGAAACAAACATCATACAATAACAATTTTAGAAAAATGTATGCAGGTATAGGTATGATATATAATGCATCAAAAAATAAATTTTTATCACCTCAACCATTTGCTTCATGGGCACTTGATTCAAGTGATGATTGGCAAGCACCAATTACATATCCATCAGTAGTTGATGATGGTGAAGAAACACCTTCATGGGTTTATTTAATTTCATGGAACGAAACAAAATACAACGCTAACAACAATACAGGTTGGGAAGCAACTAAATCAAACGACGACGCGGAAACCAAAACAGTCTATAATTGGAATGGCTCAGCTTGGGTTTCCGAATAGGAGACCTTAAATGGCAAGAACCAACGGCGGATTAATCGGTAAAAGAAACGTAACTTCTTTCGGAAAGTGTAAAGTTACTTCAATTACATCGACTGGAAATCACACAACACAACCCGGATCTAAACTTGCAGAAGCAATAATTGTTGCTGGGGGTGGAGCTGGTGGACCAGGGGTTACAGGCGGTAGAGGTGGCGGTGGCGGTGGCGGTGGAGGACTTATTTCAAAATCAGTTTTTTCAGTTTGTGGAAATACAGCTTACCCTCTAACAATTGGTGCAGGTGGAGGAGCAGATTCAAGTGGAAATAATTCAGTAGGTTTTGGTTGCACAGCTATAGCTGGTGGAAAAGGTGCTGGATCTCCAGTTACAGGATCTAATGGTGGATCTGGCGGTGGAGGAACTTTTCCAGGAGGATCGGGTGGTAGCGGAACTTGTGGTCAAGGAAATGCAGGAGGTGTTGCTGGCACGTCTTCTCCTAACAATGTAGGAGGAGGTGGTGGAGGTGCTGGTGGAGCAGGTGCTTCAGGAGCTTTACCATGTGGTCCAGGTAGAGGTAAAGGTGGTGCTGGTGGACCAAGTACAATTACAGGTGCATGTGTAAAATATGCTGGTGGTGGAGGTAATGGAATTGCAGGTGGTAGTTTAGGTACAGCTTGTTGTGGCGGTGGAGGTGGTGGAGGATATCCAGGTGCTGGAGCTTATGCTGGGTGTGCAAACACTGGTGGTGGTGGAGGTGGATCCGGTAGATGTGGTGCTGGTGGTAGTGGTGGCTCTGGAATTGTAGCAGTAAAAGAATTAAACAAAGCAAGTGGTGTGTGGAATTTAAAAAGTCAATTAAGAGCATTGCAACAAGGAACATGGCCAAGATTTGTGCTAGATGTAGATGCTGACGTTTTCGTATTAGCTGGTGGCGGAGGCGGAGGTGTTAATATAGGTGGTGGAGGTGGAGCTGGTGGATTTAGATTATTAACTTCCCAAACATTATCAGATGTAGCAGGAAAAACTTTAACAGTAACAGTTGGAGCAGGAGGTGCTGGTACAAATGCTGGTGGACCTTCTATTAGTGGAAACCCTTCAGTATTTGCAGCTTGCGAACCTTTTTCAATATTAGCAACAGCTGGTGGTGGAGGTGGTGGATATGTTGCAGGTAATAATCCAACTGATGGAGCACCAGGAGGTTCAGGTGGTGGTGGAGTTAGAGGAACTGATCCCGATGGTGGAGGAACTGGTAATGCAGGAGGATTTAGTCCATCAGAAGGAAATCCTGGAGGTTCTGGACAAGAATCAGGTCCAGCCTATTCTGGTGGTGGGGGTGGTGGAGCTGGAGGTTCTGGAGGAAATGGACCTTCATCAGGTGCAGGAGGTTGTGGTGGATCTGGATCATCTATTGCTCCAGTATTTGGAAGTGCCCCTCAACCTTATTATGGACCAACAGGAGTAACATATGGTGGTGGAGGTGGTGGTGCATCAGCAGCGTCTAACCCTGAATCAAATGGAGGATCAGGAGGTGGTGGAAATGGAGTTAACAGTCCTGATAGTGCTGCTCCCCCAGCTGGACCTGGAATAGTAAATACTGGTGGTGGCGGTGGTGGTCAAAGAACAGGAGAACCTTTTTCTTCTTTAGGAGGAGCAGGGGGTTCAGGAAGAATTATGATTAAAATTCCTAGTGCATGTGCACCTCATATATGTGGTGTAACACCTGGAACAAATACACTTGTGTGTGGTCCTAGTAGTTCTAAAGTTGCAACTTTTACAGTTTCGGGGACTTTAGTATTTAATTAAAATATATTTAAAATGAAAGAACATATGTTTGGGGTGGAGACATTTATTGGTGGTTATTATATTGATACTGACCTATGTGATAAAATTAAATTATATTTTGATAATAATATAAAATATGCTTCTTCAGGCACTGTAACTTTAAACACAAACAGAAATCACGTAAATAAAAAAATGAAAGATAGTTTAGATTTATCATTACTATCAAATAAAAAACTTGCACAAGATTATGGTTTACAGTTAAACAAAGCATTAAAAAAATATCAAAATAAATTTAAATTTGTTAAAAAAATAAATACCTCATCAATAAAAGAAGATTTAAAAATTCAATATTATAAAAAATCAGCGGGTTATAAAACCTGGCATTTTGAAAGAGCTGGATTATTTAATACAACAAGATCACTCGTATTTATGACATATCTTAATAATGTTCCAAAAGGAGGCACTGATTTTTATTATCAAAAAATCACCGCTCCTGCAAAAAAAGGTCTTACTTTAATATGGCCTACAGATTGGACTCATACACATAGAGGACAAATTACTAAACAATATGATAAATATATTGTAACAGGATGGCTTAACTTTAATTATTGACTATTTCTTAATCTATGTTATAAAAACTTCATAAAGACATATGAACCTTACAAACTATTATTGGTATTTTAAATCAGCAATTCCAGAGCGTATCTGTGATGATATTTCTAAATACGGAAAACAACTGCAAGATCAAATGGCAGTGACTGGTGGATATGGTAATCAAAAATTAAATCAAAAACAAATCAAAGATTTAAAAAAGAAAAGAAATTCAGATATTGTTTGGATGAATGATAGATGGATATATAAAGAGATACAACCATATGTTAATCAAGCAAATGCAAATGCAGGTTGGAATTTTCAATGGGATTTTTCTGAGTCTTGTCAATTTACAAAATATACAAAAGGTCAGTTTTATGATTGGCATTGTGATGGTTGGGATCAACCTTATCAAAGACAACAAGGAGATCCTTCTCATGGTAAAATAAGAAAACTATCTGTAACAGTTACACTATCAGATCCAAAAGAATATAGTGGAGGTGAATTAGAATTTGATTTTAGAAACATGGACCCTGACAAAAAAAGAAATGTTGTTAAATGTAAAGAAATATTACCCAAAGGATCTTTAGTTGTATTTCCTGGTTTTGTGTGGCATAGAGTATGTCCAGTGAAAAGAGGAGAAAGAAACAGTTTGGTTATTTGGAATTTAGGATGGCCATATAAATAGAAAAAATATGAAAAAGAAAAAAACAAGGAAAAAATTAGACGAGATATCATGTGGTAGTGCAGATGGATATCCAAAACAATTACAAAGAGAAGATTTATTTCTTTCTCCTATATGGTATGGTGACCAGCCTAAATTTGTAGAGGATTTAAATAAGGCATCCGACCCTTACATAGAAGCAGCAAAGAAAAATTTAAAAAAAGATATAGATAAACGAAATAAAAAGTTTGGTAACAAAGGAGATAT